AAAAAAGTATAACGTACACGCAGCGATATGTCCTGACTGTAATGGAAATGGATATATCAAAGCGATGATTGAAGAAGGTAGAGAACACGTGGTCCTCCAGTGCGAGACATGTGACTCGGAAGGGGAGATTTATGTGGATGAGTCCCAAGTTGTGGAGTCTTATATCGATGCTAATAGTCCTACAACTATTGATAAGTCTAAGTTGAACTAATGAATAACAATTACTATTTAGATGTAGCTTACATAGCCGGACTTTTTGATGGTGAAGGTTGTGTAACTTATAAAAAGTACAAAGAAAAAAAGAAAAATGGTACTTACGATTGTTGGCGTATCAACATGGAAATAGCTATGACAGATCAAAATGTTATAGAACTCGTGCATGAAACGTTAATGGTTGGAACTGTTAGACCTAAGAAAGTACCAAAGGGTAATAAAAAACAATGGCGTTGGCGTTGTACTTTTAGAGACTGTTTGTCAGTCTGTAAATTGTTATGGCCTCACGCTGTAGTTAAGTTACATGACATTGAGAAAGTAATAGATCACTACGAACCCAGTATACAATCGTTAGATGATAATGTTGTGGATATCGAATGGTATAAACAATGGATAGGTAGTAAAAATGTTTGATAGAATAATATATGAATTTTTATATTGGATTAATGGTGTATCAACTAAAATAACATCTTGGTCCTGGTGTATGTTATACTCTGATAGGAATAAAGGTTATGGAAATAGACGAAGACAAAAAAATAGCGAAGATCTTAAAAAAGGTGAATAAGAATAAAACACAGTTTGGATTAGGACAGGTGCCTACTTACGGTAAATCTAGATCTGGTCGTGAGTATGGTGGGTTTATAAAAGAGTCTACGTATAATAAGATGAAATATAAACCAACTAACCGAGGTCGTAATATAAATAAGAAAGGTCCGTATGAAATTTAAATGGGACGGTAAATCTAGACCGACTAATAAAGCTTATGATGAGTCCTGGAACAGGATCTTTGGTAAAAATAAAAAAGAAAAAGTAGAAAATATAAAAATGAATAAAGAGTATAAAAAAAAGTTATTGAAACATTTAAAAAAAATTTTTTATGATAAAGAAAAGTAATAAATACAACTATATACGAGGAAAACAGCTCACGGACCCCGGAACAGGGACCAGGGTTTATGAGATAAGTAATTATAGACTTCCGAGTGTGACTACGATATTAGGCGCTACGAAAAACACAGAATTTTTAAAGAAATGGAAGGCTAAAGTTGGAGAAGAAAACGCAGAACGAATCAAGAATCATTCTAGTGCACGGGGTACCTGTATGCACAAATTCTTGGAACATTATGTTCTCGGCACTGGCTGTGTTGATCTTACAAGCATCGGACAAGAGGCGCGTCCCATGGCCGACAAAATTATTGAGATTGGCCTTGCGCCGGTGGAAGAATATTATGGATCTGAAGTTACGTTACATTACCCGGGTCTGTACGCAGGCTCAACGGACCTTGTCTGTCTACACAATGGTATGGAAACTATTGTCGACTTCAAACAAAGTAATCGTCCTAAAAGGGAAGAATGGATTGAAGATTACTACATGCAAATTGCAATGTACGCCATGGCCCACGACTACGTCTACGGCAGCAAGATTGAGCAAGGAGTTATTATGGTATGCACGCCTGACCTATATTATCAAGAGTTCAAAACAGAAGGTGCAAGTCTTCGAGCCTGGAAACACAAGGCACTAAAACGAATCGATATGTATAATGAACTTATGCACGATGAAAAAGAAAGAACGAAACCAATGAAAGCAGAAGAGTTTACAAAATGAACTGTTGGCACTGCGGACATGAGTTGATATGGGGTGGAGATCACGATACCGAAGACAATGAGGATTATGATATAGTTAGTAACTTATCGTGTCCTAAATGTCATACAGCAGTTGACGTGTGGCATCCATCAGAAAAACTAATAGAGGAGTATAGAAAGTATGACAGACCAGACGAGATGGGGAATACCCGAAGTACAACTAAAGAATAAAAGAAAAAAGTATCAAGACGATAACTTTAATGCAGCGTTTAACCATGCATCAAGGCTCACTAAGTTAAATTTAACTCATTTGATACACAAACTAGAAAAAATAAAGGAGGAAAAAAATGAACGAGATGTTGTTTAGAACGCTTCTAAAGAGATATGAAGCAAACATAGAGGACGCATTGTACAAGATACAATCGTTTAATGAGAATAATATAATAATACCAGAACACATTGATATTACCGGTGAGATTGACAAACTGTTACTAATTATTGCTGAAGCTGAGGACAAAGTGGCCGTAATGAGGAAATATTATGTCAAAAACAAGGCAGATAAGCAGGTATTGTGATAAATATGCAACACCACAATGACAGTGTATATGTATGGTAAAAAAAATAAAAAAAAAAATAAAAACTACTATAGAAATAATGTCATTCTGTCACTTTGAGCTATTAGTGTTGGTATACAACAATAAAGTACGCCAAAATGTTGTTTTAAAAAGTGTCACCTGACAGATTATTTTGTCACTTTAGGCTGTATGTCAGATTGCCTATGCGCGCGCGATACTAAAATCTGGTAAAACTGATTTTTTTTAGATACATATACAGATATGAAAATAAGAAAGAAAACTAAACATTTTAGAAAAAAAGCCAAGCCGATACCTGTTGAGACTTGTGACTTGCCCAACAACGTCAGAGTTGGTTATAAAGATATTAAAATTAAATATGTTAGACCAGATTTTAAAAAATGGGAGTTGACTGATTGTTTTGGTGAGTATGATTACAGACAGAATGTTATACAAGTACAACATGACCTTTGTGGTCAAGAAATGGCTAACACAATATTTCATGAAATCATGCACGCAGCTGTCCAAGTTGCAGGTCTTAATCAAGAAAAACAGGCATTAGAAAAACCAGAATTTGAAGAGGCTGTTGTTAATCAATTAACTAACGTAATGATGGGTGTGTTTAGAGATAATTCTTGGTTGGTTGATATGATTAAAACTCAATTAGAAGATTCTGAAGATGCAGATTGATCTTCAATTGCCTCAACAACCTCAGCATCATCACTTAAAAGACTTGCGTAGTCTTCTTCAATCTGTGCCATCTTCATTTCTAGTTGCTCTTCTGTCATATCTTCTAGTTTGCCATGTTTTATTATTTTTCTGTCTATGTATAGTCCTCCTGCCTTTCCTCGATTTGTTTCAGCGTTTACAGCTGCGGAGAAAGAGTTCTTTTTTAGAGCGAGGTCTTTGATTCTAGCTAGTTCTGTTATATGACTTTCATAAGTGACACCATATTTTAACATTCTCTCAATTTTTAATTCGTCTAAATATTTTACTACTAATGGTGAGTGTCTTGGGTTAGTTAGTTCTGATCCCTCTACCATACATCTTTTTTCTGAATAACCTGCTAGCTTTGCTGCTTCTGATTTATTGACTGGACCTTCGGGTCCACCAAATACTAAATATTCAGCAAATCTTTTTTGCATTTCTGTTAATCTTTTTGGAACTCCCATATTGACTTTTTAGGGTAACTATCCTATATTGTCAATAGCATGAAAGACAAGCGTACATATATAAATAAGAAAGAACATGGAGAAGATATGAGTCATGAAAATGAATCTAAGATAGATACATCACCTATTGAAGCTTTAACAGAACAATACAGAATGGACTTGCATGTATACAAAGAGCGAGAAAGTCTACACATTAAAACTAAAAATCAACTAGATAGTACAAAACAAATAGTTATAGAGATGTCTAGTACAATACGACAATTAAAAATTGAAAATGATAACCTACATGCAGAAACATCTAGACTTCAAGAAGAGATTCAATTATTAGAATTGCAGATAAAAAAATAATGCGAGTACAGGACTTACAACAATTTTTATCTAGTTTCACAGCAGCCAACAAAGACGGAAGCAGACAAGGTAACGCTATTTCTAATGCTGTTCTTATGGTTGAAGTTAATGGTTATTTAGAAAAAGTAGTTAGAATGGAAGTACAAGAAAACGCAACACCAATTATAGGGCATAAAGGTCATGATGCTCATCGTCTTGTGTTAAAAACAGCCAAACAACAAAACTTATCTTTGCCACCAAAACTGCAAATTTAAGTGCAGTGACTACCTTAAAAAACATATGGGCCCAGAGGCAAAATTCTATCAACAAATCAAAAGAAATTTTAAACAACTTTCGCTTATTCGAATTGAAAACTCTAGCTTACTTGGTACTCCTGATCTATTGGTCTGTAATACTTCTGGGAACTTTTGTACTATAGAATTAAAAGTAACCAAAGGTAACAAACTTCGATTCTCGCCGCACCAAATTGCGTTCCACGTGAAACATCCTGACAATACATTTATCTTAGCAAAGACCCTTGGTCCTTGCTCCTCTAAAACTTCTCCAATATCCATGTACCGT